GTTGTCCTCCACCTGAACCTTGGGGAAAGCGGCCAGCGGTCGTGCTTCTCCGAAGACGGCACCTTTACCACCAAGAGCACCAAAGAACTGTGCTCGGTCGGTTTCGTAAATGGTTACTTCGCCATCGCTCTGAAGGGCCAAGAAGCTGTTCAGTGCGCCCAAGTCCTTACCATGGAGCCGAACCTTGCAGTTCTCAATTCCTGGCACGGAGGACTGACTCATGGCCGTCAAATCAGTACATCGAAGGGTGCCTTCAATACACTCAACCACACACAGCTTCGGCTGCTTTGTTTCGTCATCGGAAACGAATGGTTTACTGTGGCTCAAAGCCGACCGAAGCTGATCAGCCCGAACCTTCCCCGTCGCTTCAGCGGAGTTCCAAAGCTCATCCCACCAAGGGAAAGATGCTGGATCGAGAGATTGGAAAAGGTTGTGTCCACGGGGAGCCGTGGCCTTTACCACCCCTTCCTCCAACTCAAACTCAACCGTAGCGGTATCCGCAAGGGTGTTGAGCCACAGATCGAGCCGCTTGGCCTCAATAGTAAAGGCTTCCACCCCTTCGTAGGTAGTTCCTGAAATAGGGCAGAAGGCAAAGGTCTTACCTGTCCACCCATACACAGCAACACCATCGCTTTCGTGCGGCCTAAAAACATAGTGGGAGGTAATATCCCCCGCCGAATTCGCCACACAAGAACGAACGCAAGCGAGTGCCGCTTGCAGGTCAGTAAAAGAAACTTTCATCGTAGTCATATCAGTTCACTCCGTTTTCATAAGGTTGGAGAGCAGATTCAGCGGTATCCATCGCTTTCTGCAAGGTGTTCATTTCTTTATCGAAACGCTGTTCCAATTTAGCGATAGCCTCATCGATCTGCTCTGGCTCGATCTTCTTCGCTCGGCATTCCGCCTCTACAGCCTGCTTGTTAGCCTCGGCTTCCTGAAGACGACCCTTAAGCCGCTCAACCTGTGCCACCAACTCGGCCCGTCGTTTTGTGGCGTTCTGAAGAACCGCCGTATGATCACTATTCATTTGAACCTCCTGACTCACTCTTTTTTACCGAGAGTGTGGGCGAAAGGGCACCCTCGAAACCAATCAAGCCCTCTTCAAAGGGTTCCTCTTTCTTTCTACGGGTCTTCCGTCGAGCCTGTAGCTGGCCCTGACGCTCAGAACACACCTTTTCATACTCACAGAATTTACAGTTGGAAGGGGAGGGGTTCGCCTCCCATTTCCCTTTCCACATTCCCTTACTGGCTTGCCTTGCACGATGCGCCAAACCCTTCAAGTCGTCCATCGTAAAAGGAACCTCCACGATCCCCGACCAATCCTCTTGGTTGTCGGGTTGGTTGTCGGGAGGACTGCCTATCGGGTATCTGAAATAGATGAAAGCTAATCGATCTGGCATCTGATTATAGGCCAGCTTGAAACATAGGGCGTACCAACGAAGTTGATCTGGATCTGTATAAACACCCACCGACTTCGAGTTCTTGCCATCGTAGATGGTGATCCCAGTGTCCTTGCGCCGAACAATCAAATCCGCTCGACCCCCAATCGGGTTGTATTTGTCGAGCCAAGTCCTCAAATCCACCTCCGCTCTGGCGTAGGGGCCGAGAATCTTGTTGGCTTTCATGGTTGCCAAATAGTTCAAAGACCCATCCAAGCAGGTCTGTAGAAGCTCATCTCGGCTTGGAGTCCACGGCCTATGCCATTCGATGTACTTCTTTTCGACAAGTTTGTTGAAAGTCTTTTCAACCAACTGAACCAGTTCGTCCCGCAAAGTATCGGGATACCGCCACATTTCGTTGTTGTAGAGGTGTTCCATTACATCAGCGATCACGATCCCCATAAGCGCATGGTGCTCTGATTTCTTCTCAGCACCCGGCTTACGCTTGCCTTCACCAGCACCTAAATCAATGCCGGGATAGCCACGAGACCATAAGGTTCGCTGTGGGCATTCCTCGTACATTGAAAGTGTTGACCAATAGAGTGGTTTCTTCACCCGTTTCTCCCGTCTAATGGGAGAAACTTTACCCACGAATCAGGCAAGCTCTAAATATTGGAGTGCTCTTTCTCGCACTTCGTCAGAGATATCCGCCACGGCCACCACAGCTTCGAGGGAGTTCTCGCCCTCGCCTTTTACTAAGCTGTTCTTCAAGTTGGAGACGAAGTCCTCCATGACCGACTCCCGCATTTCGGCTCGTTCACGACCTCGCACATCAAAAACCTCAACGGAATCGGGGATCTTCAAGTCATGTCGAACAATCGTAATCCCCGACTGCTCAAACTGAAGCTCCACCGCACAAGGCTTTCGGTCCATATCATCCTGAATCAAGGCCCCACGAGAAAGGCTCCCTGTGTTCACGACATACTTGCCCTTGGCGATCTCCTTGATCCCTTGGTCTTTATGCCAATGACCGAACAACCACACATCGGGGTCGAGACCCTTTAGATCGGCGTACTTGATGATGTCCTCATTCTCGAACATTGTGCCACCCTTAGGGCTGGCAAGGACATGAGCCATCACCACCAGATAGTCCTCATCCCCCTTTTTGATGTTCGTAAACCGTTCCATATCGTACTTGGTGCCGTGATACGGAATGCCTACCACCCGAACCCTTGGTCGAATCTTCGTCCCAGGAGAGCCAAATTCCGCCTCATGTTCATCGTATAGTCGGCGGAATACCCCCGTGGAGAACAACACCCCCAAAGGCTGTTGGGGTAGGTAGGTGTAGTCCCCGTACACACAATCATGGTTCCCCACATTGGCATATACGGGGCAAGGGTACTCTTGATGTAGTTCCGCAACCTCTCGAATCAAACTATGGCTGTTACGAGAAGGGGCTTTGATATCGAAGAAGTCCCCACCGTCAAGAACCGCATCGGCTTGAATCTCGGTAGCAAGCTCTCCTACCTGACGAAGTTTGCCCACAATGGCTTCACGCCAATTGTCGTTTCGTGAACGGGGAGTTCGTTCAGACAAATGCACATCTGTACGCCACAACAACTTGATCATAGGACACCCCCCATTTCAACAGAGCAGGTATTCGTATGGGTGTCGGTCCCGCAAACAGGACATTCCCCCAACTCCCCAAGAGTCTCTTTGATCTCGAAGTTCAACGAATCCAAATCCGATTGAGCTACCTGTAACTGCTCTCGCAAGTTCCCGATTGTTTCATCAGCATCCGACAACCTTTCAGCAATGCCTTGGAAAAGGCTGATCGTCTTGGCCGCTTTTTCCGCTTTGGCCGTATCTGGAAAAGAGAGTTCTTGGGCGGCGGTGAAAGCATCGGCAACGGCCTGATGTTCTCTTCCGGCTGAATCAACTCGGCCCTGAAGGATCTTGAGATCCTTGATCTCAAGAAGTAGGGCTTTCAAGTCACGGGCCGTATCCTCGGTGTCTTCCAAGGCAACGAAGTCCGTCCGAACCCCTGAAAGCTGTTTCACCGTATCCGTAGCCGCTACCAAACGATCTCGCATAACACTCAAGCCTGTGACGGCCCGACCAATCTTTGTGGTCTTTTCAAGACAGGCTTCCACAGAGGCCACAGTTTCTTGGGCTTGCTCCACACCCTCGAACAAGAGCAACTCTTCCTCGAAGGCTTTCAAGTCTTTCTTTCGTACTTTCAACTCACTGTTCGCTGAACGAAGGTCTGACTCAGCCCCTTTCAAGGCCCTATTGAGTTTCCCAACCCGTTCTACATCGGCCACCGCTTCGGCCAACGCACTTCCAGTTTGGTCAACCAAAAACACTTGGCCCGTAAACTGGTTGGCAATTTGAGGCCAAATCTTTTCACTACCAGCGTCAATAGAGCAAACGCCCAAGTCTGCAACCTCTTGAGGAACGGTGCTCTTACCCGGATTTACTACCTTTGATCCAAACTCATAGGCGGCTTTACCCGTTGCTTTCTTTTCCCAAGCGAAGCCTTCTTCGGGTCCAAGCTCAACCTCCACTCGACACGACTTTTCTCCGTGACGGACAAAGCCTGTACCTGAAGTGTTCTGGAAAGCACCTCGGATGGCACGGATCAAAGCGGTCTTACCGCTGTTGTTGGGGCCAGTGATTACCGTAAAGCCCTCAACCTCAACCTCGGCATCCTTGATCGACTGGAAGTTTTTGACTCTGACCTTCATTTACACATCCAAAACTGTTTCCACAAACACATCTTCATCCTCATCTTCACCGCTCTCGGCAGCGATTTGAGTCTCATCAACTGTCTTACTCAAGATCGGGCTAATTTGGCCCCACAGTTCATTGAAAGAACCTTCACGGGCATCAAGCAAAGTGCGAAACTTGCCCATACCTTGACCCCGAATTTCGTTCCCGTCAGGGGCGATCCACGAATACCAAGCTCCCGCACGAGTAATCAGGTTGTTCGCCAAAGCGATCTCGATCAGGGTTGCGTCATCGTCGATCCCGTATCCAGATCGAAGGATGAACACCGCTGACCTGTTCATCGCATCAGATACCTTGCACTTGTCCAAGCGAGCCTTCACCTTTTGGCCTACGACAACCTCATCGATCTTCCCTGACAGGGGGTCGTGAACCTTCTCTTTCAGCCCTTGGATACGAGACAGCATCATTCGGGTGGCCGAATAGAACTTCCATGCCTTACCACCTTGGGCCGCATCTTTAGGCCCGCCGTAGCCCGTAATATTGAGGTTGGTACGAAGCTGACTGATACCGATGATTGCCGTATTAGTCTTCGATGCGATGCTCTTGAGCTTCGGTAGCTCTTGGCTCCAAATGCTTGCAACCAAACCGATCCGACCCTTACCCGGAGTCTCGTCAGCCTCAAACCATGCTTGAGGCACACCAGCCCCAACAGAATCGAGGACAACCAGATCCACACCCTCACGGCACATGATGGCGGCATACCTGATCCCATCTTCAAGGGTAGTGGGTTGGATCAACACGAACTTCTCAGGATCGGTAATGGGAACCCCAAGGATTTCCGCATAGCGTGGCTCTACTTCATTCTCCCAATCGATATAAGCGACCGTTCCCCCAAGCTCACAGACAGAAGCCGCTGCGGTCAAAGCAAGAGTGGTCTTACCAGCACCGGGGTTTCCATACAGATTCATGATCCGTCCACGGGGGATGCCGGGACAGGGGGGTACACCAAACTTGTTGGGCTTCCCACCAATCAGGTAGTCGATGACAACAGAACCGCTTGGGAAGTGGGGTGCCGACTCTCGCAAGTTCGCTGTATCAAGCTGAACCTCATCGTCTCGACCCTTCATTGATTTATTGATCGCCGCCCTTGCCCTCGCCAAAGCTGAGTCACCTGCGGTCTTCTTTGCGGTTTCCTTCTTTTTCCTTGCCATCATTACCTCTCGGACCAGCGAAAAAAGCGTTCGGCTTCACGGTGAAGTATCCCTGACTTGACCGTGCGACCTTTCTTTTTCCCTCGCTGGAAAGTGTGAATTCGATTGAACTGTTGTAACTCTTTTTCGGTGAGATCGGTCAGGGTTAGATCCCCACCAAAGACACGCCAGAAACGAGCGGCGTGTTTAGCACACAGGTAAGCATCGGCTTCGTTGTGGTTCCAACGACCCTTGCCCCCCGTGTCGATTTTCGCTGCCTCAACCATATCGGCCTTACCCATCTTCCACCCTTTCGGGCGATCTAAAAGAAGGGCTGAAACAGATTTGATTTGAGTAGGAGCGAAGAACACCACATCTTGTTTGGTTTCCTTCAAGGCTTCACAGGAGTACAGGAACAACCCATACATCCCCTCGGACCAAAGATCGCCAAAGACGGGGTACTCGATGCCTACGGCATCAGGATTTGTTTCGATAACGAGGCTGGCAAGACGGTCCCGTAGATCGACATATCGATCTACGAAAAGGGTCTTAGAAGACGTTTTGAAACGCCCTCGCCCCTCACAGCGGGCGGAGCCGTCCACGGAATCATCGTGGACGGCCCACCCGAAGTTTGTGAGGGATGGATCAAGCCCCAACACCCTCACGACTACAACTCATCGAGCGCATCGTCGAGGACATCATCAAGGTCACCCACCACCGCACTATCCACCACAGGGGATGAAGTAGGCATGTCGAGCTTTTCCTTGACCTGATCCACAGTCAACTCACGACCAATAGCATCGTAGATACCATCAGCGAGAGCCTTCGTCTTTTCCACAATGTCCTTACCAGCAGACTTGTCGCCTTCAAGCAAAGTGCGGAAAAGGTTCCCCTTCTTGGCCGAAAAGGACATCTTTTGGAAGTTAGCGTCCTTACAGTTGACCAACACATCATGCTCACCGAAATGGAATTCGGTGTGCTGATCCTTGAGGTCAGCGTACTTGTCCTTGGAAAAGATCCAAGTAAGCACTTCGTAGTCGCCGTTCTTCAACGCAGCCTTGTCAAGATTACCCTGACGATCCACAGGCCACTTACAAACCACGGTAGCAATGGCGGGGCGAGGACGCTGACCAGCGAGGTCGTTGAACTCGTTGCCCTTGGGGATGATGTAACCAGCCCCCTTGATATACACACGGTTCTTCGCAACCATGATCGGGCTGTCGCCACTAAAATCAGGTGCGTCATCATCGTAGCCTTGCCACCAGACAAAGCTAAGACGATACTTCTTTCCAGTTTCACCCTTGAACTGTGAGTTCTTGCGGGTGATAACCGCATCGTTCTGGCCGAAGCCAATCATTCCGTCAATCATGTCTATTCTCCTGTTGTGGGCGGGTTTTAGTTTTTGGAAAAGTTACAATGCCCACGGGTCTATTACCGAAGGGTGTCTGAAAGGGACACCCCTACCAATCTTCGCTCAAAAGTCCTTCTAAATCATCATCGTTGAGGCCAACGACACTCACCTTCTTACTCCCTCCGTTTGAGGGGGCTTCCTTGATGGCATCCAAAGCGGAATCCGCCTTCTCGTCTGTCGCTGCGCCGACCAACATAGTACCCAACTCATCCTCGTCCTCATCTGCATCCTCGTCATCGCACAGACCGTAGTCGGGGCCGTCAATTTCGGGTTCAAGAGAGTTAGGATCTTTTTCGTCGGAATCGGACTCTGTGGTGGGGTCGAACTTCTCTTCGTCGTCCAAGATCCCCGCCAGTTCGTCAACATCACCAACCACAGACTCAACGAGACTTCCCGATGAGCTTGAGGAAGGGCCTTGCCAACTTTGAACAGGCTTTACTGTTTGGTCGGGTGGTGGAGAACTCCCCCACATGGCTCCCAAGGAAACCTCTTCTCCGATCAAACGGATTTGATCTCGGAGTCGCCCTTGAGTGTCTTTAAGGTCGCCCTTCTTACACCGCACAACCGTAATAGCACTCTTAACTTCTTCTACGGCTTGTTCGATCTTTCGCACCAACCCCGTTTCAGATCGAAGTTTGGTGTTGGCAATCGCTTCTCGATCTTTCACGCTCCGTCCCGCACGAACTTCAGGATCTGAAGTAAGCAAGTCTTGAACACTCAAATCCAAACGGGCTTGTGCCGCTCGGAGCTTTCTATTGAGGTTGGTCAAATCACGGGACAGACTGATCTCGATCTCAGTGCATCGAGACACAAGCCTTTTGCAGTAAGCGACCTTACCGTTCACCCTCTTGGGACCGAACCGGATCGGGTCATCGTCCAAATCGACCCCCATTTCGGAGATTTCCCCATACATAACGTCAATGTAGGAGGGGTCGAAAGCAAAGGCTTCCGTATCCTGATTAGGTGGTTGAGTCATGTGCCATCTCCTTCAGCTTCGAGCCATAACGAGATCGCAACTGTCGAATCTCGTGATCTCGATCCGTTTCAGAAATATCCCCAGCCAAAAAAGCCCCGTCAATCGCCGCCGTATCCGCCTTAAATTGGAGGATCGCCAAAGCAAGAGAGGCTTCTTTCAAACTCATGCCCGAAACACTACCTTCGACCACATCGATCTCGGAGTCGTCTCGAACTGAATCCCACTCTGAACTGAAAGCCACGAAATGATCTCCCCGCTTCGTTTTCACACAGCGAGTAGCCGTTACCTTCGTGATCTTCATCTTATTTTTCACAGATAGAAGAAGATCCCGCACCTTATTCGACTCGGAAACCCCGTTATCAGGGGTTTCCACAACAACTTCACCCTCTACAGGGGTTGCTTGAACAGGGGGCTTCTTCTTTGTAGCCGCCTTCTTACGGCTTTTCGGCTTCTTTGTTACCGCTTTTGTAGTTTTTGATTGGTCCATTTGTCTTGTCCTCCGCAATCGGGGTTTCTCAGGTTTTATTACCGCACAGGGGGTTATTGGGGCACCCCGTCCAGAATACGGACACCCAAAGCTGAATTTCGTAGGCTTTCTTTATTGGAGAGCACCGCACGGTGTAGGGCAGAGGCCACACCTACCAAGATGACCTTCTTCCTCGCACGGGTCACAGCCGTATAAATCAGGTTCCTTTGTAGCTGTCTCCCAAAGGACTCCAAGATAGGCATAACGATAATGTCGTATTCTTGGCCTTGGCTCTTATGAATCGTTTGAGCATAAGCGAGCCGAAGCAAGCGGTTTGCTGTTTTAGTATCCATAGAGACATAGGAAGCCACTGGCCCGTGGATCTTGACTCGAACAAACTTATTCTTCAAATCGATCTCGGAAACCTTGCCCACATCCCCGTTATAGATACCAAGAGTGTAGTCATTGGCCGTAATCATCACTCGGTCGCCTTCTCGAATATGCCCCGACGCAACTCGAAGTTGACGACAACCCTGACCAGCGGGGTTCAACATTGCCCGTAATTCAGAGTTCAGGTTTGTGACACCAGCGATCCCCTTATGCCGTGGAGATAACACCTGAAAGTTGGACTCCCTCTCATAGAGCTTGTTGACGGCCTTCAAGATGATGTCCAAAGCGGCATCTTCGCTATTAGCGGTAATTAAAGAGAAGTCTTTCCCAATCTCAGGCATTTCCCCCGCATGGATAGCGTGGGCCGCTTGTACAATGTCAGACGTTTCGGCCTGTCTGAAAATCTCCGTAAGACGCACCTTGGGAACACAATCCGCCCCGATTAGATCACGGAGAACATTTCCTGGCCCCACACTCGGAAGCTGTGCGTGATCCCCCATCAAAACCAGATGGGCATCCTCTCGAAGTGCTCCGACGATCCGTGAAAAGGCTTCGATATCAAGCATCGAGGACTCGTCTACCACCACAAATTGTGCTGGATGGCGGCTATTCACACCGTAAGACCACGACCCCCACGACCCCTTCGCTGACTCCGAACTTCCGACAGCTTCCCCCACAATACCTTCGTAAGAGCTATCCCTGTTCTTGGTGTCTTTAGGTTTGCCCCCCAAAGCTCGGTGAACCGTACAGGCTGAAGTCACTCCAGTAATGTTCGCTACCCGCTTGGCTGCGATCCCCGTAGGGGCCAGCAACAACACGTCAAGGTTTTCACTCTTGTCCGATGCCGTCTGGAAACCCAAACTATGAAGAACCTGAACCAACACCTTTAAGGAAGTGGTTTTCCCTGTTCCTGGGAGGCCACTGAATACAGAAATCGGGGAAGTTAGGGCGTTCTCGACCCCAAGACATTGATCCTCAGTCAACTCAAAGCTCATGTCTTTAGCTGTTTGCTGAACCATCTTCCGAACCTTGTTTCGGAAGGACTTCTCATTCCACCGTTTAGGCAGCATCCCAAGAACGCTCATCGCAGAAGGAACCGTAAGCTCCTTCTTTGGAGCACTCAACATCTCCTTCACACGAACAGCAGCGTCTCGTTCAAAGCGGTGCATATCTGGAGCGTACAGCAACTTCCCCATAGGCAAATCCCGCTCAATTACTACACTCCCCTTCTTGTGAGCAGCCGCTAAACTTGGGGCTATCTCTTCGTTAGTTAGTCGTGGACAACGGGATTGAATCTCCCCAAGCACCTGACCCAACGTCAAATAGGTGTGGCCTGTGCTACACGCTTCTCGCACAGATGCCGCACAGACACCCTGCACCCTATAAGGAGAGTCCAAAGGAACCTCCAACTTTTGAGCCAAGGTATCCCCACGGGCTAAAGAGAAGCCCGCTTCCGTGATCGCCCATGGGTTTTCCGTAACAACCTCAATGCAATCCGTACCAAAAATCCTGTACAACTTACTGACTTCAGATCCACTAAAGCCCAAATCCATTAGGACAGGGATGGTGTCGTAAAACAGGCGGGTCTTTGTCCAAGTTCGAGCCAAATGGAGGGCTTCAAACTGTGTAAGATCCCCTTTCTCTTGGAGAAGGTCTTCATCAGAAAGGGAGTCGAATAGGTTTTCTCCGAAAACCTTGTCCAGCCGTTCCATCGTTAGGGAGCTACAACCGTTCGCTACCAAGGCCCGCTTGATCTTTTCGTTCGACCAACCACCTTCAACAGCGGGGGCTTGGTGAATCTTGACCTGATCGCCATGCGTCTGGTCATTAACCCACTCCCCTTTAATCCCTAACCATGTACCCGAAGAAGGAGGAGAGCCGATTACAGGCCCCTTAAAGGTGGCCGAACCACCCTGATCTAAGGCCAGCTTAAAGATGTAGAAAGGTTGAGACTCGTCAGCGAAAATAACCCTGTCTACAACACCGCTAAAATACATCATTTCTTCGTCCCGTCGAACAAGCCATTCAATGCTTCAGACAATTTACCCATTGCCTGATGCGCCCGTTCTTCGGCAGAACGAATCGCTTCCACATCCTTTGCGGTGCGATCTAACTTCCCCAAGTTCAAGTCAGAGATGAGGTCATCCAACTTGTCCACATCATCCACAATCTTGAAGTCGAGGTTCACGATGGCCAGCGTACAACGCTCACCTTCTAAAGCATTAAGTTCAAAGACTTGGTTCCCAAGACGGTAAAGGCCCCCCACACCAGTATCTTCGGGGCCATTCAAAACACCGTCCCCCTTCACCATAAAAAGCATACTGGTTTCGGGTAGGGCCGCATTTGCGGGGTGGTGCGAAAGAAGTAGTCGTACCTCATACCCAAAATAAGTGGCTAAAAGGGCTTCAATGTTAGTGCCATCAATGTGCAGAGCACCATCGACCCTCTCGGCCATGCCCGTCAGATTATCTACTATTGGTTGGTTTTCCACCATAAGTTGCCCTCTCAAGTACACCTTCTATTACCGAATCCCCCGTAAAACAGACACAGGTATAGTCGTGAATTCCGTCCCATACAGGTACGTCATAGAAGTCGCCTAACCCATACTGTTCAAAAACAGTATCCATAGACTTTCTCCAAAAAGGCATGGCCAAGCAGGTTTTCAAGCCTTTCTCTTCGTCCCACTCATTCACGTAATCCTGCCCAAAGGTGTGTGATCCCGTACAGCCGCCAGGAGACTCCCCGACAAGGATTAGTGGGATCTGCTTCTCCTTGCACAAAAGCATCAACTCTTGGTCAAGGGTTGACTCATATGGAATCCAAGAAGCAAACACCACATCGGGGTTTCTACCCCTTACCGCTTCCAAGGCTTCTTGTTGGATTATTTCAGGATGCCCACCCACGGGGATGTGGGTTTCTGTTGCTTCCCAAGCAACACCACGCTTTCGCATGAGGTCGATTAAGACCCCTCGACCAGCACAAACCTCCAGAACCTTGTTGTTCTTGAGAAGTCGAGCCATCGAATCAAGCCACTCTACGGTAAAAACGGCCCACGACACTTGGGCCGTGTAATACTCTCTGGCCCTATAAGCCGAAGCAAAGTCGATGCTTCGTAGGAGCTTATACGCATGGTAATACTCGTCGTGCGTAAGCAAGCCCCCACGACCCCGTTCCACCAAAGAACGTAGAACGGGCCATGCCTTTGACGGAACACGGAACTCCACTTCCGACAAATCCCTATCGTGGTATGCGTTCTCCATATCTCGGAATACCGATAATATGGAGAATTAGCCCCCTGCTACTCATCGGGTCCGTCGAAATGGACCTTACCCTTTTTGAGAATGTACCAAAGGGTAAGACAAGTTGCCCCCACCATCACCGCCACAGAGCCGATAAACAGTGCGATTTCCATCGGTTAGGCAGACCCGAAGCTGACCGTACAAGTTTCACCGTCGCAGAACTTATCGTCTGCTTCGTGTTGCGCCATAGTCAAATCCAACGGCTTAATCTTCGCCATTAGTTTCTCGTATTTAGCTTTGGTGATCTCAATGTAAGGTGCTTGCACATAACCATGCTCATCAATCGGAAGTAGCGAGATCGACTTCAACTGATCCTCGTACACCGACAAACAAGTGGCGATATCTTTCGCTTCTTCAGGCTTGAAAGTAACCGTAATACTAACTTGGTTGTCGGCCCAGTATTTCTGCATGTCAGCCGCATTAGCAAACTGCTCCCACATGGTCACATCACTCTTCGACTTAATGAAATGCTTCTCATGGACAGGGAAGCTCACAACCCACGAGTTAGGCTGATAGGCGCACTTCTCCATTGGATACCCCGCCTTCTTGACCACAGCCACCAGTGGAGAGGACGCAATCAGTCGAATATTACGGATGTAGTATTCGGCATGGGGGTAGTGAATCCCTGGCGTAGCCCCACAGAGTAGGCTTACCGTGCCTGACGGTTTTACGCTGGTCATCTTCCTACTGGAAGGCACACAAAGCCAATCCGAGTAGATCGTATCGAGATTGCGGATATAGTTGTACCCCTCATCACACCAACGTAGGAACTCTCGGCGGCCCAACTTGACCATCGCCTGAATGATTCCCGACTGAGAGCACCCAATACGGCGATTTCTCAACATAACGGCGTTTGTTCGAGCGTCATGTGTGGGGATCAAGGTCACAGTTTTTGCATACAAATACGCAAACTTGAGGGTTCTTTGGTAATCCTCAAAAGAATCGTGATGGGCAGGGAAAGTCTCAACCAAGCAGCAAAGCTCGAAGCTCTCCAAGCTCTGCTCAGAGCAGGGATTTGATCCCATCACCCGACGATCTTTGTCGTTTCGGGCATCTTTGAGCCGACCGTAACCACGAATAGCATCTAACCAAATGACCCCTGGCTCGCCGTTAGTGGCGATGGCCTCGGAGATTTCCTCGTAATCCATCCCAATCGTGCCAAAAATACTATTGTTCGAGGCCCATCGGTGGGTACGAAGAGGGTGCTTTTCGATCTTCCGCTCCAAGGAGAGGGCTTGTTTGCTGTCTCCCTTACCTTTGGACTTCAAGTTTCCAAGTTCCTCCACCCAACGATTGAGTTTGGTGGGATCTTTCAAGGCCCTGAATTCTTTGTCGTCGGGATCACCAAACATGATCTCAGCAGTACGGCGGACTCCGCCCGCAACAACGCACTTTCCAACCATGTTGAAGATATCAACGATCTGAGAAGATCCGATCCGATAAGGCTTTTCATCTTTCGGCATCAAAAGCGTAGTTAGCTCGGATACCAACGTCTTTAAGGGTTCGGGACCAGAGGCCACGCCACCAAACCCGTTGATTGGGGTTCCTTCAAGACGCACTTCGGAAAAGTCGATGTTGAGCGGGTAGTACCCCTTGCCCACAAAGCTGTTCAAGATTGTGCGAGCCAACTCAACCCAACCTTCTCTGGAATCCTCTACAACGTAAGGCTCCGTCCGGGATCGGGGGTTCTGAATCTTAACTTTGCCCGCACCCCGGCAGTCGCCACCTACGCCTACGCCAAGCATCGACATATCCATCAAGAAGCAAAACGGGGCCGCAAAATCGGTTTCAATGTCCTTTGTGGACACGAACGCACAGTTGTTCAGGGCCGCCGAACCCTTCTCATAAATAACATCGGTCCCCATCGTCCACAGCCCACGGCCAGGAGGGGTCCATTTGAATGACCACATTCGCTCGTACATCTCTTGGGCTGATTTCTGTGCCTTGGGTTCATTCCAAGGCAGACTGAGCTTCCGACAATGAATCTTCTGAACATTGAAGGTGCCTTCAATCACCCGCCGACACGTCTCCCACCACTCTTCGGTCATTCCATCTTCTTTCACCCGTGCGTAAGTACGCTTGTAGGTGAAATGGCCTGTTGGCCCCCACTGTGGTTGTCGTGTCTTGTAATCTTCCATAAAGGACTCGCTGAGAGAAAAGACTCGCACTTTTCTTCCATCAGCCCCTTCGGGGAAGAACTCATAATTTAATCCCATTTGTTTTATCCTCCGCATCAAGGTCGAAAGTAGCTTCCGTTATCAGGGGTCAATCAAGCGTCTACCGACACCCCTGCGTTCGTGGATGGCCCTTACGACCTGACACACTAAGCTATTGAAAGGGGCGACGGCTCCCGCCTTGACGGAATTTTCCGCCTCTGCCAAAGCACTTAGGAGTGAAGCGCACCCCTTCGACCCCCATTTCCGTGCGGGAGGAAGAACTTGGTTTTTCAAGTACCAAGAATTTTTTCCCAAGCGTTGAGCTACTAAATCTAAAGAAATCTTATTTTCGTGGGCGTGAGAAACCGCTAACCAAAGTAGAACCCTTTTCGACAAAAGCGCACAGGTCCACATGGTTGGGTCTTTGCCCGCATATTGTTGAACTCGGAGGGCGGCGGCCAAGAACTTCTTAGCGGATAGTGCCTCTAATGGGGCTATCAACGCTTCTGGCCCAACCTCCGAGATCGGGGCCATTACTCGCTTGACGTGGGTGGCTTCAATCGTTGGGGAGCCTTCCAGCCCTGCCAGCATGGAGGCTTTTTTGATCTCCCACCAAAGCGTTGCCAAGTCGGTCCCAACTCGACCCACCAAGGATGTTGAAAGAGCCTTGGTAATCGGTGTTCCCATCGCTTTTGCGATGCTTACTCCGAAATCTGCTGCGTAAGGTGTTTGTTCCCACGGCTTTGTTGGTGTGATGTACGCATACGCACGAGAAGTCTTTTCAACTACTTTCTTGAATAGTTTAGAAGACTTGGGGATCGTGCTGTCTTGAATCAGAACCAACCGTAAAGTCTCGTCAGATCGCCCGACCGCATCGATCACCCCTTCAAGGTCTTTCAACGGCTGCTTTACGATGATGGCTAATGGTTCGGAAAAGAACACGGAGCCTGACAAGGCATCTAAGACGGACCCTTTGTTGTTCCCGTCTACGGACTCTATTCGGAAGCCTTGTGTGTAAAGCTCGTTCTGAAGGCTCTGCGAATGACGGGAAATCCGAAAACTACAATTCCCATGGATTACGTCCACATTCATTTTTCAATACCTGCGTTGGCCAATGCCGCAGATACTGATGCGATACTTTCACGCCCAAGGACATTCTTCATGAGCAACCACATGCGAGGCTCGAACTCTCGTTTTGAGAGATGGTCCAAGGCGGCATCCAAGACGGTTTTGGGGTCGTGCTTTAGCATCAACTCCCCAATGGTGGTCCCGTTTCCCGCCAAGGCTTCTTCGATTAGCTTTGGGTCGATTTCTTCTGAGGTGGAGGACTCGCCATAAGACCAAACGGCTTGGCATCGAGATCGGATCGTTTTCGGAACTTCGCCTAAATCAAAAGCCCACAAAAACGGTCGGGTGTAGTGGCTGGGTTCTTCGATTATCTTGAGAAGGGCATCCGCAGCCTCAAAGGTAGCCAAGTCCATCGGTCCAAGAACCACGGAACCAAAAGCATCCGAAGCTGGTGGCATGTTGTGGAGACGAAGCATCTCTCTGGAGTCATCCTTACGAAGCCCTTTTTCTCCCCCTAAAACAGCGAGGATTCGCCCGTATTGCCCTGCGGCTTCCATAGCCGCATCCTGAGCACCTTGACCGTGAAACAGGCTTACGGAGGCTCCTACAAGCGATGTCTCGATCCGCTGCTCCATGTCTCTCCCTTATCTAATTTCCATACCGAAAATTTGGCGGAAACGGACACATCTCACAAAGAGATATGCCACGCCTTATTACAGGTGAGGCACGTGTAGCGATAAGCATGGCCGCCACTTGCGAGCTTCTTCTTGAAATCAAGCCGTGCCTGATTGCCCTCACAGCGTTGTGAGGCTTGGCAACGGATAAAGTGCAGTGGTTTTTTTGATGGTGGCGGCTGTTTTTGCTCTTGGTCTGTCATGCGATCCCCTCAATATCTTTGAGAGGGGATACTACCCGCCAGCTTTAGCGTCCCAACCAGGAATACGAATCCCCGAAGGGTTTTGGGTCTGCTCTACATATTCAGGAGCGACCGCAGCCAAGGCTTCATACAAAATATCTTCGGCAATCTTCAGCAACGAACCAACATCTCGTTGTTGGAACATCACACTGATCGACGGACGGGACAGGCTTAAAGAAGCGACTTTATCCTTGATGGCAAACCACAAGTCCCCACGGATGGCCGTAGGGGGAAAGGTCAAGCCCATAGGAGCAATCCCCGAAACCTTTTGAGACAGCACAACAAACTTAGAAGGACCAGCAGCACCCGAAAGTGGGTAGTCAACTCTGGCCAATCCTAAACCATAAAACAGGATCGCTACGGTATCTGGATGTACTTTCCTCACAGGAATCCCTCCACAGGAAAGATCCCGAAATAGGAACGTCATTGGATATCGAGCCTAAAGGTCTGGTTTAAGCGTAGAAGTAGAACTTTGAGCGTAAAAGTTTGGGCGTAGCATTAGTTAGAGTAAGAGTAGTGATAGTAGGTATTGGTTTAGTAGTAAGTTCGGTTTTGGTTTTGGTTCAAAGTCTTTGGTTTCTGGTGTTGATGATTGCAGATCCTATGTCTCTTCCTGAATACTTAATTAGAGTCTTCAGTTTAATCGCAACAGGGAGCCTCCTTTCGGAATGCCACCTCCCTCGGAACAACATAGGATAGAGGGTTTCTATACTCTCCCTCCGAGATCCCTCAATCCGAAGATGCTGTAGGGAACCCTGAGCCGTCACTGTTCGGTGGTTTAGCCAATCCCACGAGGGTTTCCCCCCCAAAGTGCTTCGAGAAATGTCCGATGGCTGGCTATTTCTCTCAATCCCGATGGTTGATGCTCTCTTTTTTGAGATTTCTTGCAACGGGCGTGACCTCTGCTGGCCTGTCAATGACAGGACTGAACAATGAGGATGCTTCTACCCGCCTTCATCAGATTTCGCAAGAAGGTTGATGGTGAACTTTTTGAGAAAGTAGGTTCAACCAATCTTATCGGGTAGTTATGGAACCACACCCCTAAACGCCCTATGTGGGCTGGTTCGGTGGGTATCCTATGAGACTCCCCAATTGTGTAGAGGTGACGACATGCCACAGCCAGAAGAAACTGAAACAAAAAAGACCGACACCAAGAATAACGCCCCGGAGGATTTCGGCGGGCAGCAACTTGTTCTTCCCTTTATGAAGGACCACCTGCCCCGTAAGCCTGTGGATAAGAAATCAGGGCAAAGTGAAGAAACTGATGGGCGAGCTTATTGATCTCAGAGAAGAACTCTATTTACGCCTACTTGCACGGCGTTTGGTAGAGGACTTGTGCGTTCCCCCCGAAACAGTCGAGGAGATGGGTGGGGTCGTTGATTTCGCTGTCGCATTAATGCGGCGAGTGGATGACCTTCCTGAAGGGAACGGCGAAAGCATCTGCGATGATCACCCTGAGTTGTTTGAACTGCTTCGGAAAAGGGCCGCAGGATAATGAAAACAACACTACTCTTGATCCCTACCCTCTTGATCCTCTCTTGTGTTGAGATGGCACCAACCCCCGATGTTTCGGATGCTGGCGATATTAGAGAGGAAGAAACCCATTGGAGCGTTCTCTATATCCGAGATCACTGCTCCCGTTGCCCTGATTGCTGTGTGGTCATCGATGAAGATGATGACGGCTTGGTAGATCGGTAGGCAACTTCGACCTCCCGCCCGTTGACCTTCACGGTACGGGAATGCTTGATAGGTTTTGAAACCTTGACGTTAGGGGAAGGTTTGACAAGGCTCGGCTTGTCAAGGCACGGCTCATCCATCTTTAGCCTTGCCCTTCTTCTTACCCTTCTTTTCAGCCTTGGCCTTCTTTTCAGGCTTTTCAGCCTTGGCCTTCGGCTTGGCATCCGCAATCCGCTTGGCGAGCTTGGCCCGTTCCTTAACGGCCCCCTTACCCTCACCGAACATTTGATCCAAACGAGCAATCTGCTGTTCGGGGGTGCGCTTGGCCCGTTCTTCGGCCAGAGCTTCAGCCCGCTTCCGCCGTTCGTCTCGTGCTACTGACATATTATGCCGCCTTGAGTTCTAAATGGTTGCCGTTTTCATCAAGCAAGTGGGCGGGTTCATGCCCAACTTCTTTTAGAATGTCCAAAACTTCTTCAAGAGTGTACCCCTCAGGGATCGGAACTCGGCTACCGTCTTTTAGAACTACAGTCATCGGGATTGAGTATCCTTTGGAAGCCAAAGGCTTTCGGGTGGTGTAGGGGCATGGTTTTCTTCGCAACCCGCTGCGTCAAAAGCCCACATCATAGAGAGGACTATGCCGAAGACCACAAGGATCTCCAGCATAGCCCCACTAAACAGGTACTTGATTACGTTCAATCGAGCCAACTTGGAAGATCCTCTTCCACTAAGATCATGGCGACCTTCGCCCCAACCTTTGTACAGCCCTGATAGAAAGCATCCGAGTAATGGGAGTCCCCATACTTGTGAGCGAACTCATGGATGCAAATGTCGAGGTACTGCTGAAAACCTGCACGGGTTTCAACAGCGGCATCGATCCACCGCTTCCCTAAAGAACGCTTGTTGAAAGCGAGGCCGCTTCCGTAAACGGCTTGATGCCCACGAGGGTCATTATGCCATTTCACTGTGATGGGGCTTCCGTGGACCTTCTCATGGAGCCACGAAGCGTACTGCGCCAGCGTAGCCATGTTGGGAGTCCACTTCTCTTTCGGGATGTTCACATTAGGCCCATCGCCATACTTGACGGTTGCCTCTGGAAACAAATCCGTAGCGGTTGGGACATTGACCGACGCATCGATATTTCCCCACGCAGCCTTGGTGTGGTTACCCCCGTAAACCACTTTCATTCCAGCGGCGGTTGCGGCTGCGGATGACTCAGGTTCACTTGGGTTATGCTTCACAGCATCCTTGCCGTGCTTCGCAACGAAAAGCGTCTGTGTGGCTGTAGGGTTCGTTGTCTCCATAGCCTTGTTGACCCACGACTCCTTCACTTCTTCGGGAGTCAGGTCTGAAGCTGACAGGTTGCCTACGATGGTCAGAATCTTACGGAGGTAAGCAGGGGTCACTGAATCTCGCTTGTAGTTCAGCGGCACCTTCTGATGCACATTGACATGATACGGGGTCGGGTTCTCTACGATGGGGATACCCATTTCGTAGATCATCGAGGTATCCCCGCTCTCCGCCCTGTGTAGCTCTACAAGGGCCTTTCGAGCCGAGTGGGTAAGTTCCCCCTCATCGTTCGCAATCACCGTAGGAAGCGACTCTGTGACCTTTGCATAGGGCTTCTGAACCGTAAGCTCAGTACCATTGACGAAAGTCGGGAAGTCATGTGGCGGGAGGAACCCGTCAATGCTTTCAACCATGCCAGTGATGACTTGCTTTGAGGCTCGGAAAGTACAAGTGATCTGTGACCCCTTGTTCGTAGTCCGACGCAACTTGGTTCGACCCTTCGCCTTAGAGAAGTGGTAGCCCCCACTGGTGGTGAGGATTTCGACCTCTCCACCTGTTTCCACACAATAGGCGATGACTTGTTTCTCGCCCATATTGAATCGACCTCGCAAGGTCGGGTCCACCTTCTTGCCGCTTTCGGCAAAGAGGGTGAAGCTATGCGACAGGTCTGCAAACCCGTCAGGATCGTCATCTGTGATGACGATCTTACCTCGGCCATGTCCCACCGACTCGATGGTCATGCGAACCTCGGTTACGTTTTGGTCCCATGCGTTTTGTAAAAGCTCACGGGGAATCCAATCGATTCCATTTTCGGACAGGAGTTTACTAAACCCCTTTGTGTCCACCTTCAAAATTTCTGTTGTACTCATTCTATTCTTGTTTCCTTTTTCCTTTGGGCCTACGGCCTCTTTGTTAGTGGAGGCGGTATTGCCTCCTTTGCACTATCGGGGGGGTTTGGAATCGGCCCCCCCTTCATTTCAACCTTATGGGTGGAAAGGACTGTTCTCATGTCCTTCGCCTTGCGGTTACGCTTCTTGCGTTGCTTCGACTTGATGGACTTCTTCTTCGACTTGGCCATCTTAGAGGTCTCTCCCTTGGTAATGGTGAGCTACGATCTCAGTGCAGTCAGCCCAACATTGTTCGGCTGGCAAGTTACGGGAGGAGGGAACGCCAAGTTCGGCCTCACAACCACTGCTGATGTAGCACTCGTGGATGGCCCATAACTTTGCGTCACGCTCTGGCAAAGCAAACCCGACGTACCAAATGCCAGCGACCGCTATAGTGGCCAGCAAAACAACTCCGCAAACTCGATCAACTAATGTGTCTGATTCATCAAACATGGTTCCCTCTTTTCGTAATACTAACGATACCCCTTTGAGGGCACCTTATGGCCGTTTTATCGGCCAGCCAACAAATCAGCCCCCCTTGCTCTGAGGGCTGTGTGGAACATCGTGTTCTTCGACCTCGAAACTCGTGTAGCCTTTTAGGACTGAACGAGCGTGGAAGCCTTCTCGACTCTTGAGCGACCACGAATGGGCGTAGTCGCAAGCCTCTTTCTCGGACTTGAAGAAGGCCACCAGATCCCGATGGTAGATGGTCTCGAAACCTCGGTCCCAACCCAATCGAAGGTGCTCCGTTCTCAACCCGTATAGGCCAAACATATTTACCTGCTTTGTCGTGGGACATATTATTGAAGCCTGAAAGCGTAGTTGTCTTTCGTGCCGTAGCACCCGTGAGCGTCATTTGGCTCGTCGCAATGTGGGTCGTTGTCATCGGTCAAAACCGAGAAGGAGAAGTGCTGTGCAAGAAAAGCGTCCACCTGTGCCATCGCTTCTTCTTTAGTGTTTTCGATCCCGCTGGTGGAGTGACCCTGACCTTGAGGACAACTTCGGTAGCCCCATCCATCAGTTCCCCCGTGTGAGTCACCGAAGCCACCCAACCATGAGGACACAAGTGCAACCTGTGTTCCCAAACCGTTAACTCGAATAAATCGAGGGGGGTGGGAGGAGTCTGGCGACCATGGAAGGATCACTTTGTTCAAGACCTCTTGGGCTTCACGAATGGAAGCGGCATCTTCAGTATCGATTGTCAGATTCGGTTTCATTTTCTACCTCATTCCGTAGCGGCGTAATTTGCCATTTGCACTTTGGTTGTCTTGTTCCATGTTTTGGAGGATTCGGAAGAGTCGCTCTTTCGCCTCTGGCGATAGCTTCTCCAAAAGCTCCATGACCAAGGGGCCGTTCTGCCCCCGCTGTCTCAACAGTATCGCTTGTAGGTGTCTGTCCATGTTCAGTTTACCGATTAGTAAGCTAAACAGCCCCCTCTAATTAAAAGGTAGTAAGGGGGGCCGATTCGACAGCCGAACGGTAGCCTCCATATGAGCGATACTAACGACATTCGATTTGACTGCCCCAACTGTGGAAAGGGCTTCGGCATCCCCGGCATCAGCGACATTGCTGAATGTGAGGGTGCCACCTGTGATTGCCCCAACTGTGGCGATCTGCTCCTTTTCGCAGACGGCAAGATCGTGGACTTCCACGCCCACCTCAATGCCAGCGACCCCCGTTGGCCCGCTGATGGTGCTGGCACTGGAGTCATCAACATTTCATGTGAAGGGGGGGCTAATTGATAGCCCTGTCGGTAGTACGAACAGGAGCACAAAGCTCCGCTTAAACCGTGACTAATGATAGTCCAAAGGAAAACTAAGATGTATGGAACAAACGCAAGCCCAGTAGCCGCTGCACTACACTTGAACAATGCGGATCACGCAGGGAAGTTGGAAAACCGCTTCCTTTCAGTTGCCGTCCAGAAGGCGGGACAACTTCGTGGCCCTAAAGGTGCCAAATACCGTGTTGGAGACGACAAGGTAGCTGCGGTCATTTTGGGTGGGGTCAACTACCTCAATCTCAAAACACGGGACAGAGCTATTCTGGTCGAGGCTTTGGCTAACGACCCTGATCTGTTCACGACTCTCGAAACGAAAGCCGCCGATGCTGGTTTGCTGGCTTGGAGTGGTCGAGGCAAGAACGCTACACAGGATGTGGCGATCACGGCCCAAGACTTCAAGGACGCTTACGAAGCCATCATGGAGTCTATCGACAAGACTCTGGCTGGCACCAACACTTCTACTTCGGCCCATGTGTATGAGCCTCTTGAAGTGGACGGTCGCAAGGTCAAGGGCTGTAAGGTCTATATCGGCAACGGTGGTGTAGATGCGGCTGAAGATAGCCGTACTCCCGAAGCAGGTTCGATCCATATCGCAGGGTTGCATATCGCAAGCCGAGTGGTTGAAGAAGCGGAACACCCGAAGCCCGCCACCAAAAGCGGTGGTAAGGCGATTGCCAAGAAGCGCATCGAATCGTGGTTCAAGCTCCCTTCCCGCCGCTATGTCCAATACCGTATCCCTGCGGGGGAACAGTGGCGGCTCAAGGTCGGTGGTCAGGCCGCACTTGCCATGACCGAACACGGTCTTGAGATCACGGCCAAGGACGCTAACGAAGTTTTGGGCCTCACGGCTCTGGAAGATGCCGCATAAGGTCAACTAAACGGGGGGCGGGAAACTGCCCCCCACAGCCCCCAAACGGGGGGAACGAGGATTATGGATTAATATGGGAACCGATATTCACTTGGGCGTTGAACGCCGTAATGGAAATGGAAAATGGGAAGAACTGTCAGAGGTCTTTCCAACATGGGAACAGGTCAGGCTGGCTTATGAGAACCACGAAGCCCCTGAATCAATTACTCTCCTAAACGAGTACCCCCTTCATCGAAACTACGACTTGTTTGCGATGCTGGCGGATGTTCGGAATGGGGTCGGATTTGGCGGGTCTGTTCGGTGTGACCCTGTGCGACCTTGCTTTCCCAATCGTGGGGTTCCCGAAGACACCTGCTTCCCTGTAAAGGACGAACACTGGCTCAACGGATACCACAGCTTTACTTGGTGTACCTACGACGAAGCCTTGAACGCTCCGTGGACACGAGAAGTGATTACGGACGGGGTTCTCGCCTTCGATGAATGGGTCGATTGGAAAAAGTCTTCCAACACCGTACCGAGTTTTTGGAGTGGTGGTGTCGGGGGTGGCGGAACCCGCATGGTAACCGAAAAGGAAGCCGTGGAAATCCACAAGAGCGGAGAACCTACGGGGTTGATCTATGTCAAAGCCCGTTGGCGTTGGAAGCCCTTGGCCGACTCATCTTTTCGACGGTGGTTGCTGTCCACCAAGTTTCAAGAAGCTGCCAACAAGTATGGCGGGGAGAACATTCGCATCTGTATCAGTTTTGATTCATAGGAGACTTCAATGAACGACATCAAGAAAGCCATTGTCCTGAACTCAGAGGAACACTTTGAGCTTTTGAAGGAAATGGACGGGGAACGAGTTCGTGTCCATGTTTCCTTTATGAAGGATTACCAACACGAGTTTGGGCCACAGATCGCCGTTCATGGAAACTTGGACGGTCGAGTTTATGATGACCAACCCCTCTTTCGAGTCTTGTCTACAAACCCAAGCGACCGTGGCACCGACTACGCCTACTTTGGGCTTGAGGATATTCATGTCATCGCTGATCGCCGTCAAACCGAAAAAGGAACCTTTGACGGAGGGGCGATCCTTGCAATCTACTTGAAGGGTACGGCTACCCACCCCTATGCCGATAAGGTGATCGAAACCGTTAACACCGCCGCAAACCTACGAGGGGGAGGGAAAAGCCGTTGGCCGATGAAGACGTAAAACCAGCCAAAACCCCTCTCTTGATCCCTCGAATGAATGATCAAGAGCGAAAGGACTTCGTTCGGGATTGGCTTAAGAACCATATCTTTTCATCGTGCCATCTTCGGCCCCACGATGAAGGTATGTTGGGGCATGTTTTCTACCCCGTCCTATTCGGGGGAGTGCTTCCAGAGATTAGGGAGCCAGAGTTTCCCGAAGAGATACCTGAGGATATGGCCGTAGAAGATTTTGATCGTCTTCACGACAACCGAGAAACGATTTTAGAGAACTGGCGAAAGGCAAACGATCATCTTGAGCAACAATACAAACAACAGCTTGGACTAATTTGGGAGTATTGGGATAAGTCCCTACCACGATCCATCAACGGGTATCCTATCTTCATGTCGTGCAGAGTTATGCACATTGACGATTGGAACAGGATTTGGCCTGTAATCGAGAAAGAAGAAAAACGGATAGCTGATTTAGAGGTGTGAGGGGTGGCGAGGGATGTATTTAGATCGACAAACAGCCCGTGAGCAAGCGTGGGCTATCCATGCCCTCGTTGAAAAGGGGCGGAAGTTCTTTAGAAATCTGCTTGGCAGAACTCCGCAAACCAAAACCGTTTTTCTTGATACCGAAACTACGGGCCTCAAGCCGGGGCCAGACAAAGCCGAGATTATTGAGATCGCCATGATCACCGAAACCACTGAGGGTTCGGTGGAGTATTGGTGCGTCAAGGTTGCCCCTCAACATATACATACGGCCCATCCCAAGGCCCTCGAAATCAATGGCTATACGCCTAAAGCGTGGGAAGATGCTTGGTGTCCTACTACCGTGGCCCCACTCGTAGCTGAAAGGTTGGAGGGGGCCATTGTTGTTGGCCATAATATCAAATTCGACCTTCGTTTTATTCAAGAGCTTTTTACCAGCACCAGCTACGAATCTGACCTTGATCATGTGGCCGAAATTGATACCCAAGACCTTGCCCGAACCCACCTCAAACCCACAGGGCTGAACAGCGTGTCCCTCGTAAACTGTCGAAAATGGCTCGGCTGGTCTACGGAGGGTGCTCATACGGCCATGCAAGACACCGAAGATTGTAGGCGGCTGTACCACACCCTGACCCGTTCTGGCCCTATGCAGACCCGCCTATGGAAATGGCTTGGCCCAAAGCGCATGAGACGGGCAAATAAGCAATAGACCTTCTATCATCCTCTTTTGATTGAAGCGGGGGAACGTGTCCCGCCCCTTACCGGAGGATGAAATGAACAAGAACCTTTTTGAGCGCACGGTACGATTGGCCCACGCCAAGCCCGAACTGCGCCCCCATCTGCTACCCCTAATCCAGAAATACGCCTTGCTTCCATCAATGATGGAAGCCGAGGAGGATATGGAAGCGGAGGATATGGAAGCCTGCTACCACTCACATGACGATTATGAGGGGCAAGGCAAACCTGGGAAGGGCAATTACTGCAACGATATCTACAACGAGTACGGCTCTGGCGTTTCTAAGCCCAAGAGCAAGTACAACAAGAATTATCCCGGCTATGTGGAAAAAGGGAACAAGGGTCGTAAAACCTGTCCTAAGGGACAAGGCGAGTCTGGTCCTTGCGGGAAACCACAGTAGGGGTTTCAAGAATGTCGAAAGCTGCCACCACGCCTAAAGATGTCCACAATTTAGCGGATAAGCTGAATGTCAGTTGGGATAACGATCCCGGCTTTATGGCATGGACTAAGCAGGTGGTGGGTAAAGAACACTTGGATGATATGTCAGAGAAAGAACTTCGTGCCGTGGTGAGTGCTATGAAATCAAATCCTCCGAAATCAGATAAAGTAGCGGTCAACATCCCGAAGAAGGTCGAGGAGTACGCCAAAAGCGTCCAAGATAAGAATCCTGACTATGATGACGCAAAGGTTTGGGCGACAGCTTGGAGTATCTACTGCAAGTATAAGGAGCCGGGATCAGAGCATTGTAAGAAGGACACGGGCGAATACTTCCCTGGCAAAGGCTCCAAAGAAGCCGAATCTGACCTGAGCAAATCTTGGGGGGGCTATTCTACCTTTCGACCACATCGGCACGGCTATGACAAAGATCAGTTTGGGCTGATTTCTGTTTGGAAGGAGCTACAATGATCTTTCAAGACCTCATTGATCTCGGAGTAAACCCACGGATTGCCGTGGCCTTGAACCGAATGGTGGTTGCCAACCATAGCAAACTCCCAAAAAGTGCCACCGAAGAAGGCTTGGCTTCAGCAATCAAAGCTGCCCGTGGCTCCCTTTGTGACTCTATTGCGAACCGTTGGGCGAAAGTCGCCAAAGGTAAAAGCAAAAGCGACAGTGGCGGTGGCGGTAGTAGCTACGCCCCCAGTGGCGGCTTCGGTGGCGGAGGTAGCTGTTTCGTTGAAGGTTCAGAAATCTCCACTAAGACAGGAACTATGCCCATTGAGGCTTTGTCTTATGGGAGCAAGGTTCTCGGATTTAACGAAAACACGGGCACTGTCTGCTCGGTAACCGTAGAAAAGATCCTTAGCTCCCCCGTGGAGCAATACCTTCAAATCAGTGTTGGGGATACGAAGGTGCGGGTAACTGAATCCCACCCTCTTCTAACTCGCACAGGATGGGTAGAGGCAGGGAATATTCGGGCTGGAGACTCCTTGTTAGAGATCCTTGGGGGCATGAAAGTCTCTTCCGAAGTCCGTTCCATTGAAATTATTGAGCACCCTGCCAATGTTTATGTGATGGAAATGAAGGAAGCCCCTCACACATACATCGTAGATGGGCTGGTTGCCCACAACGCTAAGATTGACGAAGATGAACACGAAGCGGTAAAAGCGGAAGGTCCAGAACCCTCGGAAGAGGAAGAAATCCGTAAAGATGAGCGGAAAATAGCCGAATGGACAGTAAAGCTCGGCTACGCCCTCGCAAAACACCTTGGAGCCGATGAAATCACGGCTCTGACGGCCAGCATGTACGCATTCACAAACATCCCCGACTCCCGTGAGGTGTCGAGTCAAGTTTTGAAAGCGGAGTGGTGGCCTAATGGTAGACCCCAAAGACAGTGAAACACTTGGAGAGATCCTACAAAAGGAACGAGAAACCCTTCTCCTTGTGAAGTTTGGGGCCGCATGGTGTACGCCATGTGTAGCCATACAACCAACTCTTGAAAAAATAGCTGACGAATGGGAAGGAGACGTTGAGGTTTATGACCTCGATGTTGAAGCCGACCCCGTAACCGCCGACAAATGGGCTGTCCGATCTGTCCCCACTCTCGTTTTAATTGACGAAAAGGGGGGAGAATTGGGAAGGTTGATTGGGTTCTCCACATACGAACAAATCCACTCCCTGCTTTCCGAACAGTTTGACGACTCGTTTTTGGCTAAAGGCGGAAAGTAGCATGGTCCATCCCGCTTACCAGATGATCCTAAAGAATGGGATTGGGGCAGAGTTCCTTCAATTAGACCCCGTTCTGTTGGCCGATAAGATCATTCAAGGCATCAACGAAGCCGACACGGGAGTTGTTGCGTATTGTGATTGGAGCACTATTCGAGTGTTCTTCGATACAGTGCATGTCTGTAATGCCCACATAGATGACAAGGGCATCACTTTTGAGTACCGAAACAACGGGCCGATGCACTCCGACCTTAGAGCCAATCGAGTCATTTACACGATTATTTTGGTGTTGTCTGCACAGTAGGGGAGGCCGGGATCAAGGCCCCCGAAAGAAAACCACCAATTCCTGGTTTCTGACAGTTAGAAGATTTCTTGAAAAGAATATCGAGTTATTACGGGTACTTACGTCGGATGTCCAAAAAAAATCCGAGCTAACTGTCCGATTTCCTCTCTCTCAGTCGTCTATAGTAATTTCACCTGAGTAATTCAGGGGCGAGTTTTTTCAGGATCGCCTCGGCACCTTCATGGAGCTTGAGGTTCTTGATTTCTTCTTTTCCGTACCAACGCCATAGGGAGTGTTCCCTACGATCCAGCTTTGAGGGTCGGAACTGAATCGGGCTTTCGGCAAGCCAAGCCACAAAGCGGGTGCCTCTGAAAATATTGTGCGCCCACTTCTTTTTGAGGTTGAGGTTCCGTGGAACTCTCCCAAGCTCTTCCTCGGCTTCTCGGATTGCACATTGAAGGGGAGTCTCCCCTTCCTCTCGGTAACCGCCAGGAAGCCCCCACGTTAGCGCACGTTCGCCCTTACGGAGTAAGAGTAGCACCTTGTCCTTCTGACGAATGACAAGCCCCGCTGCGTCGGCCCATTCAGGCCCTTGATAGCGTCCACCTATGGGAAAAGAGGTTGGCACCGATTCCCCCTATTGGAACTTAGATAGGAACCTACGCTGACGAAGCTCTTGGCGGTAGGTAGCCCTGGCAAGAACATTGGCCCACCGTTGGTTGTCTGGATCTCTACCTGTTTGATCTTCAAGATAACCACGACCAGCCTGACCTGTCTGAATCAAGTATTGATCTTGTAGCCCGCCGAACAGGTCATCGTAAGAACTGTCTTGAAGACCTGTTTCAACAGCACGGGGGAACTTGGCCTTGACCTTTTCCCACGCCTTCTTGACCCCTTTTTCGGAAATAGGCTCTCGCCCATCTCGCTCTCGCTTTTGGTTGATGAACTCAACCGCCGCTCGATAGCCACCTTGGATACCACCCTTTTCGGTCGCCCCTAAGGTTTGATACGCTTCCAAGACATCCAGTTGCCCTTCAGTCATACGGCCTCGACCGTTTCCGACCACATGCTCGTTGAACCATTCTTTCGCTCGGTTGTAATAGCGGTGGGAAGGGTTGGAAATAGCATCGAACAAGAGGACCACAAGACTGTCGGTCCCAACTTCGGGAGCCTCAAACCCTTGACCCGCAATATCAGCATCCCCTTCATTTTGAACCTGCCCCGCCGCCTGTGCGATTTTGAGAGCATGTTGAAGGAGAGCTTTATTGGTCGCTCCATTCAACCACTTCAAAGTGGTTGAACCGCTCTTGATACCGCTGGCGGCCTTACGGCCCAACGCATACCAATAATCAGGCTGGCTGATCCCCATGCCGTCACCACTGAAACTCGGCATCATGGCGGAACTCCACATACCAGCCAGAATCATGTCCACGGACATACCACGGCCACCAGACTTCTTGATGATGGAGTCAGCTTTAGAAAGGGCATACTTGGTAACTGGACCCTGCATGATCCCCGAACGTGAGAAATCCAACAGTAGTGGGTCAACGGAAGGGGCGACTTCCATCTTTGCCAAAGCTGAAGCGACTTGTTCAGGGCGGGTGCCTCTACGAAGAAGGCTGTCTTTTTTCCATCCGTGTGCGCCTTCGAGAATATTCGCTCTCGCAATCGGATTGTAATCTTTAAGGTTGTCCGAGAACCCGGCGGTCTTACCCGTTCTGGCAGCCCGTAGCGTAAGCTGGATCGCTATGCGTAATTGATGTGCTTCCATTTTATCCTCTCCAACGCCCTGAGGGTTTCGTTGCTGTCTTCAGCGGATCTATAGCGGTTTTACCGTCTGCCCGAAATCTTCTCGAACCCCTTAAATTCCCTACTGAAAAAAATCCTTGACCCACCTTGCAATCCCCCGTTCAATGGCATAAGGTTGGAAAAGATACTTCAGGGGGGGCTAAATTTTAGTCCTATCAGTAGTATCGTTAGTAGGCATAGACCTCGTTCTCCGAACACTGTCGCCGCCTCGAAACTGAAACGCTTAACCAAGGCCAAAAGGCCAAAGGACATTATCAGATGGGCAACGCCACAGCCACCACAACACGTCCCCTACTTACTGAATGGATGACCGAGAACTATCAGTCATTCTTCAAATACTCCCTCAAACACCTCCCGAAGTATCTGGGGAACGACGAAGATCGTGAGGATGCGGTAAGCAACCTTATCTTCAAGATGATCCGTACCGAGAGCTTCGAGAAGCGATTGGCACAAGGCAAAGACCTGTCTTTCAGCGTCTTGCTGAATTTCGTGTGTCAGATGCACGGCCAAAGCCTCGACCATGACGGTCGAGATATGCTCGGTCGCTCCAAAGGGTGCAAGACCCGTGCGGAATTGAAAAGCGGTGAAGACTTCCCCGTCCTCGTTCCTGATTGGGGCGGTGAGGCTGTCCGACTCCCGAAGGATCAGGAAGCCGACTCGAAACAGGCTTCGGATCAGGTGGATTTCGTAGACCCTTCTCCAAGCCCTGACGACATGCTGGTTGTTGGCGAGCTTTGGGAGATCATTGAAGCTGGAATGGAGCGAGAATGGTCGGGAGAAGCCTTGGCTCGACGGATGCGAGTTTTGAAGCTCCAAGCCGAAGGGGGAACCCAAGGCGACATTGAACGAGAGTTTGGTGTAGGACCAACTCGTGCCAAGACCTTCAAAAAGGAGATCCGAGAGGTAGTCACCCACGCTCTCCGACCCCGCAAGACAGTGATCAAGCGGAGCCGACCCGTAAAGAAAACCGACTCTTTCGTGATGGAAGTCTCGAAACCCGTGGAGCAGGTGAACGGATCAAATGTTCCTCAATTCGATAACTTAGAGATTCTTCAAGAAGCCCTCCAAAATTGGGGAACTCTCCCGTCCTTATCAGACCGTCAGGTCGGGTATCTCACCCACGCTCTCCGAGCTATGGACCTAACCGACGAGAATGGCTCCCTGACGAAAGTTGGGAAGGCTTTGAACATTACCCCTCCCGCCTACTTCAAAAGGGCTATGAGGCTCGTTTTTGAGGCTTCTGTGGTGGGTCAAACTTGGTTGAAGTGGTCAGACTCGTTCGGTGTGAACGGCCTTGATCCAGATTCAGCGTTCGACTTCCTTCAAAGTCGATCTACTCTTTCCGAGAGTACCGCAAAGCGTAGAGCACGAACCCTGCGGTATTGGGCGACATTTCTTCAGACCCCCTCCCTATCAAATTGAGAGGGTGCCCGTTTTCCTCCCTATCTCAGTACGTAGATAGGTGAGGGCGTGACCCTCCGAACCCCCCTTGGGAGGACAACATGGAAGAAGTAGAGCTTAAAACCATTACCAAAGACCGCCAACCCGCCCTGATCGTGGACTTTTCACAAGTCCAATCGGAGAGACCAACTCGCTATGTGTTGGGCTTTTACAAAGGCTGGACAGGCTCTACCAAAGAGTTTGGTGGGCAAGAGTACAATGACGGCTTCGATGCTGGTGTAGCGGTTCGAGAGGGCCGTCAAGAGATGCCCTCATGGGCGTTTCGACCAGAGGACCAGTTTGGAGACACGATCTTCGAGCATATCGAAGATCAGTCAGTCTCGTAACCGTACTCCGCTTCAAGTAGGAATGATTCTAAATCGTCTTGCATGGGTGCCACCCAAGACTCGGCCAACGCCTCGGCTTCTTCTTCATCCATCTGCGGCCCAAGTGACGCAAGCTCATCCAATGCGGCCAGCCTACTCAAATCCCACATTCCGTTCTTAGGTAAGTAGGTTCCAGTGGCTTTGCACTGTCGAACAAAACATAGAACGACCTGTTTAGCGAACTTCACATCAGCCCCCTCTTCTCGAAGGACTTCAATGAAGTGTTGGGAGTTCACATCGGCGGTTTGAGATCGGAGATCCTTACCAGCTAAGTCAGCTACGTAGGCTTCCCAATCTTCGATATTGTTTGGCCGTTCTTTACTCATCCTCATCCTCCACTCCGGGGGGGCGGGATCGACCAGCGTAAGGGCTTGCTTGTAGGTCAAGCACCTTCTTATCGAGCCGCCACTTACTTGCATCCCGTTTTGAGACTGACCCCCATTCTTCGGTCAGGTCCATTTCTTGAGAGGCTTTGATGATGTCATCAAAGATGTCGGAATCCATCTTCTGGTAGAGAGCACGAATCGTATCAAGGGTTACGTCTTCGTAACCTCGCTCACCCACATTACTTGCCGACCCCGAATAACAAGAGTCAATCGTGATCTCCTGTACCTTTTGCTCTTGCCCTTGTCGCCAAGCACGAGCGGTGCGCTGCTTCATCGCTTCGCTGTTCCAGTGGTTACGGTCAAGGTGAACAACGGTATCGAAAGTCTGAAGGTTGTGTCCGTGAGAGTATTCCTTCCCCAACATGGTTGCGGTCTTGATCTCAGGGTTCTTCTTAACGATTTCTTTGAGCACAAACTGTTGCCATTGGGCCGCTGGATAGTTCTTATTCAAACCCTCGGCTCGAACCAGCTTCGTTTTAGGTGGAAGGTTCGGGTACTTGCGATACTTGCGCTTGCGGAACGGTAGTTGAAAAATGGCTCGACCACCCGCTTCAGCTACCCACCGATCAGCTTGATCTGCAAACAACAGTTCCATATCACCACGCTCAAACGGCACGGTGTAGGAATCGATGGGGGAACCCCCTTCGTATAGTTGAATCGAATCTTTGAGGGCCAAAACATGAAGCCCCCCAATCCGAGAGGACATTCGCATCACGGAGTCGATACAGAGCTTCGGGTCATCGCTAAAGATCAAGGCTCGTGAGCCAGTAAAACCCCCGCTCTCTTCCGTAGAGATGATCTTATCCGCAAGAGTTTGCTCGCAAGTGTCCAGTTTGGGGTTCGGCATCGTTTCAGCCAACCGCTCGATTTCTTCTGGCGACCCCAATTGATCCAAAAGAGTTTGCCCGACCTTCTTGATCCCACGAGGATATTCGCCCCAGTTTTTCCGAAACCGCTTTGAATACTTGTACTTCTCTGGCGGGTTTCCAGAAGCGATCTCCGACAAGTCTCGCATAGCGTCAGCGGGCCTGTTCGAGAGGGTGTTCAATAGATTGACCCAAGGCCGCAATCGTAGTCCGAAAATATCTTCGGCTTTCTTGTCTCGATAAGAGTCTTGTTTGCGCCGTTCCTTGAACTTGACCGCAGCCGCTTGAAGAACGGTAGTCATTTGAGCGGTGACTGCTCGGTAGGCGGTTTCGACTTCGGGAGCCATCTCCGCTACTCGTGTTTCCACTAAGGGATCAGGGAGGTCATATTCATCGACCTTGGTTTTATCAGCATAAAAAACATTACGCTTTACCCAAGTTTTCATATCTCGTGCTGAGTTTTCATCACGAGTTACGCCAACAATGCGGCCACCAACGATATTGCAGAAGCGGTTTTTGAACCGCTGCATGGTCTTTCGGTTCTCTCGTGGTTCAACATCCCGCCCAAATAGAGGGGTGTTGTTCGAGATGGCCGCCAACACATAGGCTTCCATGGGGTTCTTTTCCATAGGGGAAGCTGTCAGACAGACTTTACGGGGGTGCCACAGTTTGAGGGCTGCTTGGGATCGCTGTGTCTTAGGGTTCTTGAGTGCGTGAGCTTCATCGAAGTAAATCTGAACGTACTCTTCGGGGTTCCACGCTTTCGGGGGCTTCTTGCTCTTAGCAGCTTGCTTCCCCACGCCCCCATATTGTTGATCCCACTCTTCTTGCTTCTGTTTCCAGTAATCATGCTGCTTCTTCAAAGGAGCGGGAATCTTCCCCGAACGAGAGGAACCTGAAAAGTTGGAGTAGGGGAGACAGTCAACTCGGTCGATCAACCCCCCGCCTTTACCTTTGATAAAGGCTTCAATCTCTTTAGGCATGTTGCCTACCAGAGACTTTGGACACACATAGAGGAACCGCCCATTGGTCTTTACTTCACGACCATCTGGCCGGGTGTAGCTGGCATCTTCTTCGAGCCAACCATCACGGACAGCTTTAACCATGCCACCAATCGCCGTGAGAGTCTTTCCTACGCCTGTTTCCAGAGCGCAAACCCCTGCCCCACCATTGGCATCAATCCACGCCAGAGCTTCCCGCTGCTTGCCCAACAACTCGAACTCTTTAGGCTCCCCATCCTTTTTGTAGGATGGGATAAAGGTGAAGTCCTCTACGATTTCTCCATTTTCATCCCGAATAGCCGTACTCAAGTTCGCCGCCTTGTATGCGGTGGTGTCCTTGGTCGCTTCTTCGGCGTTCGCCAGATCCTTGTAATACTGTTTGATCTTCTTATTTGCGGCTTCGGATAAGGCCAACCCTTCGGTTTTCTTCATCACCGTGCCGTAATCTTTGGGATCAAAGTACACGGAGATGGCACGAGACCCTTTTACTGGGAACCATTCCATACTCGGAATACATCGCCTTGCGGGGGAAAAGGACTTGGTGCCACCAGCGCAGCAGAGTTCTTTTAGGTCGTTTCGGATATCTTTAAGAGGACCATCTCCTGGAATGGTGATCATCATCTTTTGGGTTTTGACCTTCTTCCGCTTCCCCATCACCGTGCGTGTTTTCGTTACATCCGCAACGGTGACATACGGCTCCCTTTCAGCAGGGTCGATCCGTTCGGGAACAGGGTGCGAAGCCCCACTTCGAGGATTGTAGGTATAAGCGGTGCCTTCAATCATACGCCCATTGGCGTTGATCATGTCATCAAGGAAAATCCCCTTGTAGCGACCCCCCGTAATCACCTTCATTTCGGTGTAGGTGACGTTACCTTCGCCGTCTGTCACGGGAACGCTGATCATTTTTGTGGGGTACAGGCGGGTGAGCTTGCCTCGTTTGGCCTTATCATCCGTCAGGGAAGAGTATTCGGTTTCTCCACCAAGCTCTTCAATGGCTTCATCGTCTACTTTGCGTAGCCGCTTGAGGGGGACATTGACCTTTGTGGGTAGCTTGGACAGCTTCTTTTGCTGTTCCTCGTAGGTCTTTCGCTTCTCGATGTATTCTGGGATCGTGAGCTTTTTCCCGTCTCGGTCATAAATCAGCTCTTCCCCAGTTTCCTCGTTAGTCGCAACTAATGGGATTCTTCCCATTAGTTTAATTCGACGAACGCTGTGACCATCGGCCCGCATAGCCTTTTCTGTGTTCAGGTCAATCTCTCGAAGGGTCTTCTTTTCTTCAAGCATCAACGCATAGGTTTCAGGATCTTCGTCTTTGATCCTTTCGAGTTCAGCGGTGCCTTTCGCAGCAGGCTTGAGGCGCAACCACCATTCGGTTGGTGGCACTCCACCAATCCTCATGGACTTCATGTAAACACCCTTATCTCTGGCGACCTCAATTAACAAAGGCACGAGGATTCGATTGAGCCGACCCCATAGGATCGAGCTTTCGGGGCGGGCAACGACTTTACGAATACATTGAAGGACTTCTGTTCGCTGGTCTGCGAGCATGTTGACAATAGTTGGACTCAGCCCTCGCTTGTCCACGGGGGATGTAATGCGAGTCAGCCGTAAGGCTTCTTTGCGGTACAGGATGACAAGGTCTTCCTGTAAAGGCATCCCATGTCGGAATTCCCACAGCTTGCGGTAGATTTGGAAGAACTCTAAGCCCTTCACAGTGAAAGCCCTACGGAGCTTCACTTCAATGGCGGGCTGAATTAGCGTCCGACCAGCTTCAATCAGCTTGATCTGCGCCTTGCTTAATCCAAGCTCCTCCAAATTGACTTTAGCTGTCTTGGAGGGAAGGGCATTCCCAACTTCCATTTCAGTCTACCCAAATGATCTGTGCCCCGTCAGGCAAGTCCGTAACGCTGGTGTAAGTGACATACTCGTTGCCAACCTTCACGGCATGACCAGCTTCGTAACCGTGCTGGCCCATATCGGGCTGTACCTTGTTGCTATCCTCATCATTGGGGAGAGTGCTGTGGCCTTCGGCCTTCTCTTTGAGTTCAGAGTCTTCAGCAGCCTGTTTAGGCGGCGTGGTGGTTCCGTTGAACTCGGTTGCCCCTGGATTGTAGCCAGAGTTGCCTTCGAGCTTAGGCTGCGCTTCGTTGCTCTCATCTTCACCGGGAAGTTGTGAGCGGCCCATGCCTTCGCCTTCTTTGTCCTCGTCCTCGTCATCCTCCGCACCAAACATGACACGGCCTCGTTGAAGTTCGCCGTTAGCGATACGGGTAGTCAGACGGACACGGGAGGCTTTCTTCGGGTTCAAACCATCTTTGATGGCTTTCACGACTGGAGTTCCAAGCAGCCCCGAATCTTTTTCGGCTACGATGGCGGGATCACCGGATTCTTCATCCTCGGTATCATCGTCCTTGGCGGTGGCCTTCTTGCCTTCGTCTTCGTCGTCCTCGCCTTCCTTGCCTTCGCTCTTTTTCTTTTCGCAGTTTTCCTTCAAGGCGGGAGGCAGTTTTTCGCAACCAGCGGTCTTACCGTCCTCATCCTCATCTTCACCTTCTTTGTCGCCATCTTTCTTCTTGGCTTCGCAAGCCTCTTGCATGGCTTCATTAGGAAGGTTCTCACAACCAGCGGTCTTACCGTCTTCGTCGTCCTCGCCTTCCTTATCTCCATCCTTCTTTTTAGCTTCACAGGCTTCTTGCATCGCCTCATTGGGGAGGTTTTCGCATCCAGCGGCTTTAAGGATAGCCTCGGCTTGGGCGATCAGTTTGTTCGCCCACATTGATTTCAGGTGGGGGTTGTTGTTATCCGACAACCACCGCTCCACATCAGACCAAAGGGTCTCTGTGTCCTTGATGCGCTCCAAGGATGCCCGAACATTACGGGGGAGGTCGTCGTAGCTCATGGCGTTGCCACCACTCGCCAGATACTTCTCAAGCACCTTCTCTTGCCGCTTCATAAGGCGAGCAGCCTTGATGTGCTTCGAGGGATCTTTGGCATTGGCCGCAAGCTCTTCGGGCATCTTGCTCAAAGGAACCTTCTTACCCTTTTCGTGCTTGGCCTCTTTCTCATCGGCCTCTTTCTCATCCTCTTTATCGGAGGCGGTCACAAGAGAAGCGGCTTCGGGGTAGAAACGGAGAAGAATACGGGCAAACCGACACCGGCCACGCTTCGAGTGATCACGGAGGAACGAAGTGATCTTCTCATACTTGGCTGTGCGGCGTGTGTGCAGGTCGTAAGCAACTGATCCCGCTTCTTGGGAAATGTCTAAACAAGCCTGAAGTGCCAACTTCGCCGTCTTCACTCGGTAGCCATACATTCCGTGACCAGCAGCGATCTTGGTGGATGCCTTCTTGGTCGAAGTCAAACTAACTTTCCACTTCGAGGTGCCTCCGCCGAGCGACTCCGCTTTGGTCTTGACACCATCCTTCTCGATTTGCTTGGCGAACGCCTTGGCGTCTTTCTCTGCTTGGATACCGTTCGGCTCACTATAAAACGTGACTGAGCCATTCCCGTTAGCGGCGGCAATAATGAGGCTGACATCACTCTTTGGGCGAGACTTCTTGATGGCTGCATCAATCGTAGCCCCAAGCTCATCGTTCTTTACCATTCGCTTGGTGGATGCCACCTTGGGTCCGATGT